GCTTGTTTTAACCGATCAATGCGACCCTGAAATGTTTCCGCATTTGCTGCTGCTGCGCCACCATAAAGGTTTGAAAGTGCCTTTGTTGTTTCGGTGAAATTCATTGTTTTCAAATCAGCAGTGGATGAAACAAATTGGCGGGCATGTATTTCTGAGGATGTTGATCTTGATCCTGAGAAAATTACCTGGATGGCATTGGATCATTCGCCTGATCGTAGGCACGCTGCCCTGGTAGCAGCCCAGCAGTTGCCAAATGACCAATTCATAATCAAATTGCTTCACACATGGTCAAATGATTCAACGCTGGATGATAAAGCCATTGCCAATGATGCTGCTGCCTATTGCCGCAAATACCCAATTGAATTCCTGGCTTATTCGCGAAGGACATCAGCAGCGGTTGCAGATCGGATGCGCCCTGCTGGAATTCCAGTTTTAGAGGCAGATTCATTTTATCCGCAATCATGTGATGAATTACTTTCAGCTATAAATTCAGGGCGATTAAGACACCGAAACCAGGAACAATTAAACCTTCAAATGTTGTCCGCGGTTAAATTGCACCGAGGAGATGGTGGAATGGTTTTGGGAAGGCGGGCAAGTCAGTCAGCAATTTGCGCTGCCGTGGCGGCTGCCCTGGTCACACATTTTGCGACACGCCCATCAACGGATGTTGATATATTGATCGGTTGATGCTACACGCCTGAAAAAATTGGCACATGGCGATCCTGGACAGATTCAGAGCAGTAAAGACAGATGCTCCAGTGGCATCCCCTGATGTTGCCGCAACTGATCTTGCACCATTGAATAATTTGAATTCACTTTACACATTTATTAACACACCAATCTCAGCTACTTATTCAGAATTTATTTCAATCCCAACCGCAGCCAGGGCAAAAGGAATTATTGCATCATCAATTGCAAGCATTCCCCTGGTGTTGCGTGATCGCACAACTGGAATGAGATTAGATGCACCGCGTGTAATTGACACACCTGATCCACGATTACCAGGTCAAGCGACTTATGGATGGACTGCATCAGATATTTTGCTTTATGGTTATGCGTATTGGCAGATAACAGAATTATATGCAGACACATTTCGCATCAGATCAGTAGAAAGAATTTCACCTGATCGCGTAGGAATTGAAACCAATGCCAATGCCACTGAAATCACAGGATACACAGTTGATACAATACGAGTTCCTGATTCAGGCATTGGCAGCCTTGTTGTGTTTTACAACCCTGGTGATGTTGGTGTCTTAAATCGCGCTGGTCGCACCATTCGCACTGGTGCTGAGTTGGAGCGCGCTGCAATGAATTATGCGCGTGAGCCAATTCCATCAATGGTTTTGAAATCAAATGGATCAGCATTGCCAGCAGATCGCATTGCAAAATTACTGGAGCAATGGGGCGTTGCGCGCAGAAATCGCACAACTGCATATTTGAATGCTGACATCAATTTGGAAAAGGTTGGATTCTCACCTGATGAATTAGGTTTGAATACTGCAAGGGAACACATTGCCACCGAAATTTCAAGGGCTTGCGGCATTCCAGCATATTTCACTGATGCGCCTAGCGGATCATCAATGACATATTCAAATGCAGTCACTGCCCGACAAACTTTATTGGATTTCAGTTTGATTCCAATTTGTGATGCAATTTCACAAAGATTATCAATGCCCGATTTCACGCCATCATCCCAGGTTGTCAAACATGATTTTGATGTGTATCTAAGAGGATCAGCATTTGAGCGTGCGCAGATTTATGAAATATACAACCGCATTGGCGTAATGACCGCTGATGAAATTATGAGAAAAGAGGACATGGCACTATGAAACTGACAACACCAATGACCATCACCGCAGCTGATTCTGAATCACGCACAATCACTGGGAAAATTGTTGCATTCAATGAAGCGGCAAATGCATCAACTGGCAAAGTTATTTTTGCTAAAGGATCAATTGCACCGAAAGATGTTTTCCTAAACCTGGAGCATGATCGCACACGCAGAATTGGCAAAACATTATCCATGACAATGAATGGTGATAAATCAATTGATGCAACATTCAAAATTGCAAACACAACTGCTGGCACTGATGCATTGGTTGAAGCAATGGATGGATTGCGTGATGGATTCTCCGTTGAATTAGCGGTGAATGATTATGAAATGGCGAAGGATGGCACAATGAAAGTTTTATCAGGTGACTTAACTGGCGTTGCACTTACCAGTGAGCCAGCAATCAGATCAGCACGCGTTTCAAGCGTTGCTGCAACCGAGGATTCTGAAGCCGTAAATGCGGAAACAGATCAAACAACACCAACCGAAGGAGAAAACAAAGTGGCAGACACTATTGTTGAAACACCTGCCGCACCTGCTGAAACAGTAGAGGCGACACAATCAATTAAAGCAACAACACACACACCAATGTTTTATGCTAAGCCAAGAAACCCAATTGTAAATTTGGGATCATGGGCTGAACACACAATCAAAGCGCAACTGAATCCAAATTCTGATTCAGCACTTTATGTTCGCGCAACAAATGATGACCTGGGAACAACCAACCCAGCATTTAATCCAACCCGCCAATTGAATGAGGTTATCAATGGCATTAGCAATTCAACACGCGGAAACATTGATGCAATCAGCCGCGGTGTTTTGCCTGATAGCGGGCTTCAATTTCAAATTCCTAAAATCACCCAGGTGGCTGAGGTTGATCCAGTAGCTGAGGGCGGCGCAGTGACAAATACCAACATTGCGAGCAGTTATCTAAATGTGGATATATCACGCTATGCAGGGCGCAATATTCTGACAACAGAAATCATTGAAAGATCATCACCTGATTTCTTCAATGAATTGGTGTCAATCATGGCTGCTGCAATGGCATTGTCACAAACAACTGCCGTTGGCACTGCATTACTAGCTGGTGCAACTGCTGATGGAACACCAACTGCAAACACTGCTGCTGGATTATTAGCATTTACATCACGATCAAATGCCGCAATCTATGGTTCAACACAAAGATTTGCGCGATCACTGATCGTATCCCCTGACCAATGGTCAAACATTATGTCATATAACAACAATGGACAACCAGTGTTCAATGCATACCAACCACAAAATCAAGCAGGTTTGGTGACTGGTCAATCTCAGGTTGGCGTGGTCGCTGGCTTGAATTTCTATGTTGATAATTCAGGTGTCATCACTGGCACTGGTGATGGATCAATGGTTGTTGTTGAGCCTAATTCATACACATGGTATGAATCTCCAACTTATCGCTTAGATGTTAATAAGCCTTCAGATGGAACAGTTGAAATTTCAGTCAATTCATTTGGAGCAATCGCAACCAAAATTGGTGCGGGCGCACGAAAGTTTAATTTCACCTAAATCATAAATCATGGGTTGTAGTCGCTCCCGAATGCAGCCCAGTTGTAATGTAGAAAGGTTTGCTCATGCCTAATGTAATCAGTGCCGCATCATTGCGCCAGGTGTTAGGCGTGAGCGAATCCATGTATTCAGACAATTATTTGGATCAAATAATAAATTCAGCAGAATCAATTTTGTTGCCATTATTGGTTGCATATCAATCAGCGGTTGATTCTTATTACATTAAAGACAATAAAATTTATTTTTACACAACCCGCGCAAATCTTTTTGTAATGGGTCAATCAGTTGTTGTGACTGGTTGTGGTGATTATGATGATACATACACAATTGATGCCCGAACATCTGATGTGTATATGTTTGCTGCAAGCGTAGATGCAGCCGACACCATAATCACGCCAGTTATCCCCGCTGGCTTAGCAGTTCTTGATGGGTCAAGTGCTGCTGAGATTTATGCAAACAATGATGCAATCAAGAATGCCCTGCTGGGTTTAAGCACTGACATATTCCAAGCAATTATTGCGCCTGGATCAGTAGCTGAGGGCGTTGATTTTGCTCAAACAATATTTCGCACTGGAAGATCAATGATCAACCGCCAAATGGGATTGCTTTACCCATACCTAGACACCGCAACGATTGCCCAATGAGTTCATCAATTGCTGAGGTTCGCGCAGAGTTAGCAACCGCCCTGGAATCAATTGGTGCAACAGTTTATTCATTTGTGCCTGAAGCGGTAATTCCCCCAGCATGTGTAATCGTGCCTGATTCACCTTATTTGGAATCAACGCTGATCAGTAAGTCAGCGGTAAATGTCAGAATGAATTTTGTTATCACTGCCGCGGTTGCCTACAACTCAAACCCTGGCGCATTAGATAATTTGGAAAAATTGGTCATTCAAATATTGGGTGTCATGCCTGATGGTTATGTTGTCGGAGATGTGCAACGCCCAACCATTACAAACATAAACACATCATCACTCTTAATTGCTGATCTTTCAGTCAGCACTTATTACAACCAAGACATATAAGGAGAGCAAATGGCAACAACAATTATCACTGGTCGTGATGTCACTTTCACAATTGATGGTGACAATTATGATGCGCAAGCAACATCAGCAACGCTGACAGTTGCATCAACGATTAACACTTATCAAACATTAGATGGCAAGGCGTATTACACAACTGACACTCAGGGAACATTTGCAGTTGAAATGTTGGCTGACTGGGGCGTTTCACCTGCTGGATTATGTGAAGGTTTATGGACTGCCGCTACATCCGCACCACAAACACCATTGGCAGTTTCATTGACTGCTGACACTGGAGCAGTTTTTACATTTGAGGTTCAACCAATCCTGCCTTCAGCTGGTGGCACTGCACCTGATGCACAAACAGTTTCATTGTCATTCACATGTGTGACAACACCTTTATTGAACGACTAATTAAAAATCGGGAGCAAACAAAATGAAATTACCAATCACAATTGAATATGTAAATGGGTCATCAGAAACCTACACCGCGCAGGTTTCAGAGTGGGCAAAGTGGGAGCAGAAAACTGGCAACATCATCAGCCAAGCCCAGGAAAAAATCGGAGTTTCTGATTTGTTATTCCTGGCATATCACGCCATGAAGCGTGAGGCAGGTGGCAAGCCAGTCAAACCTTATGAAGCCTGGTGTGAAACTGCCGTTGATGTGGTGGTGGGAGTAGATGACCCAAAAGTTTCAAACGCGGAAGCCTAAACCGCTTATTGATTGAGTTGGCAATTGCCACATCAATTCCAATGAGTGAATGGAAAACCGCAGAGCAGATCATTACCGCAATGGAGATTTTGAAGGAGAAAAATGGCTAGTGATGCAATTGCTTATGACAAAGCGGAATTGCGCGGCATCATAAAGGCATTTGGTGCAATGAGTGATGAAGCCGTTGCCCAAGCGAAAAAAGAATCCAGCGGGTTGGTTGAATATTTGCAACGCAAAATCATTGATGCTGCTGATGGTTTATTTTCACGCAAAGTCGCATCTCCTATTGCCCAGGGTTCGCGTGTATCCAAATCATCAAAGATTGGTGAAATGAGTTTTGGATTTGCATCACAAAAATTCAGCGGCGGCGGCACAACTCAGCAATTGTGGGGTGGATCAGAATTTGGCTCAAATAAATTCAAACAATTCCCAGTGTGGTCAGGTAAAGAAGGTCGCGGATCACGCGGATGGTTTATTTATCCAACACTACGCAAAGAGCAGCCATACATCATTGATCAATGGGAAAACTCATTTGATCAGATAATTAAGGAGTGGTGATGGCAACAGGATCACGCACCCTTAAACTCTCCATCCTGGCTGATGTTGATCAGCTAAAAAAATCACTTGCCCAGGGTGAAAAAGATGCCCAGGGTTTTGGCGACAAAATGGGAGATGTTGGCAAGAAGGTTGGCGCAGCATTTGCATTGGCAGCAGCAGCAGCGGCGGCATACGCAGTCAAAATTGGCATTGATGGAGTTAAATCTGCAATTGAGGATGAGGCTGCCCAGGTTAGATTGGCGGGCGCGTTAAAGGCTGCAACTGGTGCAACTGATGCACAAATTGCGGCAACTGAGTTGTATATTACCAAAACACAATTAGCGACTGGTATCACTGACAATGATTTGCGTGCATCATTTCAGCGGTTATCAGTCAGCACAAAGGATGTCACAAAATCCCAAGACATTTTGAATTTGGCAATTGATGTATCTAAAGGCAGCGGAAAAGATTTGGCAACAGTCACCGAAGCCCTGGCGAAAGCCTATGAAGGCAATGATGCAAAACTGGCTAAATTGGGAATTGGTTTAACTGCTACGCAATTAAAAACATTGGATTTCACTGGCACAACCCAGGCATTGACTGATCTTTATGGCGGCTCAGCATCAACAGCAGCTGAAACATTTCAGGGTCGCCTGGATAGATTGAAACAAGGATTTGAGGAAGGCAAGGAAGCAATTGGCGTTGCGCTGCTTCCAGTGCTGGAGAAAATGATTGGATACATATTTCAATATGGAGTGCCGATATTTAATAAATTCAAAGATGCCTGGGATGTAATTGCTGATGCCATTGATAAGAATAAAGAAAAATTTGCAGATTTTATTGACCTGATGAAAGTTTATGTCATCCCAGTTTTGCAAGATGTATTTGGTTTCCTAATAGATGTTGGCGCGAAGGTTGCATCAGCAATCATCAATGCATTTGGCACGATCCTGGGCGCAATCACACCAATTGTGAATTTCATAATTGATTCCATCAACCTAGTCATTCGCGGACTTAACTTGATTAAGCCTGGCTCAGATATTCCATACCTAAATAAAGTTGGTGGATCTGCATCTAATTTCACCTATGGATCAGGAAACCCAGGATTTACAGGATCATCAGCCGCATCAACACCATCAATTTCAGGCGGTGGAAACATTGGTAGTGGTGGCATCAGCGGTGGCGCAAGTGGCGGATCAAGTAGTGGCTCAGGAAGCGGTAGCGGCGTTTATATTGCACCAATTCCAACAACACCGCTTTATCAATATAACTCAATGCCACAAAGCGCATTTGGTCAAAACGCAGTTTTCAATATTAGCGTGACTGGAGCAATTGATTCTGAAGGCACTGCACGCACGATTGTTGATACATTAAATGATTCTTATTATCGCGGCACTAATGGCGCATCCATCCTTGCAGGATTGAGGGGTGTCTAATGACAGTCTGGAATCCAGTATGGCGGGTTAAAATCAATGGGGTTGATTACACAACTGCAATCCTTGCAAATCTAAGCATTACCAGTGGGCGCACAAACATCTACACCCAGGCACAAGCGGGATACATAAACATTGAATTGATTAACCTGGATCAATCCCCAATTTTAGCTGAGATCAACCAATCAATAACAGTTGAGTTGCAGGATTCAACCGCAACATTTGTGCCGATATTTGGTGGCTCAATCGTTGATGTGGCAGTTTCAGTCACTGATGTTGGATCAGTTGCTTATTCACAAACAGTCACAATCATTGCATTGGGTGCATTGGCAAGATTACCTAAAGCCTTAACCAATGGCGTATTAACTAAGGCACATGATGGCACTCAAATCTATAAGATTTTGCAAGCGGTGTTATTTGCTCAATGGAATAAAGTGCCAGCGGCATTGACATGGGCAACTGCTGATCCAGTCACCTGGTCAAATGCATTTAATACTGGATTGGGTGAGATTGATCAGCCTGGCAATTATGAATTGGCACACCGCACATCAGATCGCACTGATGTTTATTCATTGGTTTCAGCCCTGGCGAATTCAGGATTAGGTTATCTATATGAGGATGCTCAGGGGCGTATCTCCTATGCTGATTCAACCCACCGCACCAACTACCTGGCGGCAAATGGCTATGTTGATTTAACTGCCAATGAAGCCCTGGCGAATTCATTGAAAATTCAAACCCGCGCTGGAGATGTGCGAAATAACATAACTATCAAATATGGCGCATTATCAGCTAACGAGGTCAGCGCAACTGATCCTGAATCAATTGCAATCTATGGAGATTTGGCGCAAATATTTATCACAACAATATTCAACGCAGGTGATGCAAATGATCAGGCAGATTTTTACCTGGCAATCCGTGCCTACCCACAACCAATGTTTAACTCAATTACTTACGAATTAACCAACCCTGAATTGTCAGATAATGATCGGGATTCACTGATTAACATATTCATGGGGATGCCAGTATCAATTGCTGATCTGCCATTAAATATGAGTTCAGGATCATTCCAGGGATTTGTTGAAGGCTGGACAATTAAAGCCGCTTACAACCAGGTTTCATTTTCACCAGTTTTGTCACCATTGGCATATTCATTGCAAGCAATGCGTTGGAATGATGTGCCGATTGTTGAAATGTGGAACACAATTTTGCCAGCACTTACATGGGAAAACGCAACAATTGTTGCTTAGAAAAGGAGAAAAAATATGAGTAATCCAACCACGCCATTTGGCTGGCAGATGCCTACTGCCACCGATTTGGTGACTGATTTACCAGCTGATTTTGAGGTTTTTGGTCAAGCGGTTGCCACATCAATGGCTGATTTATTAGGTGGCACAACTGGTCAGGTGTTAAAGAAAAATACCAATGCCGACATGGATTTTGTGTGGTCTGCTGATTCAGCGGGTATGACAAACCCAATGACAACATCAGGTGACACAATTTACGGCGGTGCATCAGGAACACCAACTAGATTGGGAATTGGCTCAACTGGCAATGTTTTAACTGTTGCTGGTGGAGTGCCAACATGGGCTGCTCCTGCTGGTGGTGGCAAAGTTTTACAAGTTGTAATGGGAACAACAAGCACAACGACTACTATTGCCTCAACCAGTTTTACTGACACAACTTTAACGGCAAGCATTACTCCATCATCAGCATCAAGTAAAGTTTTAGTATTTTACGCACAACAATACAAATCATTTAGAGGTCAATCAACTCAAGGAGTTGGACTTCAATTGGTTAGAGGTGCAACCGCAATTCAAATTATTGGTGGGGCAAAATATGCAGCATTTACTTGGGATGGTGTTTCAACTGGAGGAGCAGAGTTCAGAACAGTAACAACATCAACATATTTAGACAGCCCTGCAACAACATCATCTACAACATACAAAGTTCAAGGTGGTGTTTTATACACTTCTAATAGTGGAGAAATGGTTTGCAATAATGATAGTCCTTCAACAATTATTTTAATGGAAATTGGTGCATAATATGGAATACTTAACAAGAGCAATTAAAAGCCTTCGACCAACTGCTGAATTTTCTTACAATGATAATGATTATTCAACAATTAAATGGGATGTATTGGAAGGCGATGCACCCACAAAAAAAGAAATTGAAGATGAAATCAAGCGGATTAAGGCTGCTGAAATTGCTGATGCAAATGCGAATGCCATTGCCAAATCTGCATTGCTTGATCGCCTGGGCATTAGCGAATCTGAGGCAAAACTATTACTCAGTTAATCAGCCAAAATGGGTGGGTTGCATCCGCTGATCCTAAAGAGATAGGGATCGGATCATTTGCCGTGCCTGGCACAAAGATCAAACTCAGGTGCGCAAAATCAGTCGCTCCCCTATTGGTGACATTTGCAGCTGAATTCCATCAACACATTGAGCCAATAGATGAAGGCACATTGGATGATTGGGGTTATTGCTTCAGGAACACACGCGGATCAACTGACAAATTGAGCAATCATTCAAGTGGCACTGCAATTGATTTGAATGCGACAAAGCATCCCCTGGGTCATGCAAACACATTCACACCAATGCAAACAGTGTTGATTGAGGCATTGTGCAAAAAATATGGATTGACCTGGGGTGAAAAATGGAAACGCCCTGATGGAATGCATTTTGAGATTTCACTTAATCCAGCCAAATGTGCTGAGTTGATTGAAAAGTTAAAACTAGAGAAGGTGAGTTAATATGGAAAACGCAAAGGCAATTGTTGCCAGTTGGTTGCGCAGTTATGTTGCAGCAGCATTGGCAGTTTATATGTCAGGCGGCGATTTAAAAGCAATGGCAATGGGTGGCGTTGCTGCAATCGTGCCAGTTGTAATCCGATACTGCAATCCTAATGATGCAGCATTTGGCGTTAAAAGTAAGTAAATGAAAAAACTGATTGGGTTGGTGTTGATTGCATCAACCCTTTCAGGTTGCGGTTATCAGGGTTGGATGCGGTATCCATGCCAGGAATTTGAAAATTGGGAAAAGGCTGAATGCAATCCCCCGCAATGTTTAGCAGTTGGGCAATGCACTAAAGATTTATTGCCCGATACATTTAAGGAACATAATGCCGCGAATACGCCTAACCCCTGAAGAATTACATGCCAGGCTTATTGTCGCGATTGGGATCATTTTGGCAATCGTGTTTGCTGGGTCGGTGTTTTCATTACTTTATGCATTTTTATTCATTACCCAGCCGTTAGGCGAACAGGCACCAAATGACAAGGCTGCCATTGATTTGGTTTCAACCTTATGCGTTTTCCTTACTGGCACGCTTGCAGGGATTGTTTCTGCAAATGGGCTTAAAACAAAAGATAAGCAGAAACCCTAACGAGCAGCTGAGAGTTTTGGTGCAGGTTTCTTAATCCGCTGCAAATCCAGTTTTCTCATATCCTCATCATATTTTTGCTGCACGCTTTGATAAGTTGGCTCAATGGTTGTGGTAACTGGGGTTTTAAGCCATTCCTCATTTACCTTATACAAATCAGCGGCGCGGGTTATTTGCGCCAGTAATCCAGCCATTTGATTGCCGTTGATGGTGATCTCAAATTTGCGCACATTCTTCTGATCCCTATCCCCTGGCTCAGACTGGCTCATTTCCAGGAGCATGTCACCAGGGTTGATGACCCTGGGATCTTCACCAAAGACGAACGCACGCATGATTGATTTGAAATTCACCTCAGTTGTTGCCCGAATTCGCCCTGATGAGTTCATGGTTCTCCATTGATCCATGCCTACCGCGTGTTGGGTGTTGCCATTGTCAGTGCCAACCCCTACCATTTTGCTTATCAGCATCATAGGGATGTTGATAACAGTTAGACAAGGGATTTGCTCAAAGTAATGTAGATTATCGGTGGTTAGGGGGTAGTTTCCCCGAATAATCACCCTCAATCTACATTATGTAAAGTAATTATCGGCGATCACACGCTTAAATTACTTATATTGAGTTTTATCCCTGGTCTGACCATAACAGATCGGGAGCAAAGTTATGGAATCAACACGAGTGCTGGCACTCATTGCTATATCACTAACTGCAATCAGTTTCATTGCAGGTTTCAAATTCGGGTATCGGCGAGGCGATCACCTGGGCAGTCGCAGGGGTTTTGCCCGCGGCATCCAGGTATCACGACAGATCGTAAGTGAGGTCAATCCATATTTTTTGCACAATGCCTCAATCAACACTGTTTGCATTGGTGTGAATGTGCCAGCATGACCCAGGGGATGCTTTGTCGCATTCAAATCAATGGCAGTGCCACTGGAATGATTGCTCAATTTGTCAGTTGATCCGCGTGTGTTCCTAAAACAATAACCCCAATCATCCAATGTGCCTTCATCAATTGGCTCAATGTGTTGATGGAATTCAGCTGCAAATGTGACCAATAGGGGAGCGACTGATTTTGCGCACCTGAGTTTGATCTTTGTGCCAGGCACGGCAAATGATCCGATCCCTATCTCTTTAGGATCAGCGGATGCAATCCACCCATTTTGACTGATTAACTGAGTAATAGTTTCGCCTCATCAGCAGTGATGCCCAGGCGATCAAGCAATGCAGATTTAGCAATTGCCCTTTGTGATGCCTTTACCTCAGCCGCCTGGCGTTGATCCTCAGCCGCCAATCGTGCAGTTTCCATGTCAGCAATCTCCTCAGCAGTTAATGGCACAACCTCAGTGATGCCAGTGCTGCAATCAACGATTACCTTTGTTGGGATGTTTTTTGTCATATTTTCTCCTTTGTTAAGCGTTGGATACTCCGTATAAATAAAATGATGATCCGATCATAAAATTTGCAGCGTTTGCAGTTGTGAAAACCAGTTGATTTACTGCCGCATTGTTTCGCCATAAATATGCATAAGAACCAATGTATGCAGTAGTTGCATTGTTTTCCAATATTGAGAAACTGCCTACTGGTTTAGGTTGTGAAACAGTATAAGAAGGAATGTAAATTTCGGTGTTTCCAAATGTTGATGTGGTTGCAGTGTTACCATCTAACATTCCCATTCTGTCGGGACTTAATGAGCCGCCACTGCCTGATTGAGCAGCCGTTCCTGTTCCAACAATATCTGTGTATGAATAATTGCTGCCAGCAGAATCAGTGTTGAATTGTAAATAGAGGAAATCCCTCACCCCTGCGACATCACTTCGCGCACTCATTTTGATTAACAAATCAGTATATGTTGATGGAATTGCGGTGAAAGTGACATTTGCAGCAGCGGTTGCCAATGTTTTTGATTCAATAAGAGTATATGTGTTTGCCATTTTAAACCGCCTTTATTCCATAGATTGTCGCTTTCGTGCCTGTATTTAGATTGTAACTAGCGAAAGACAATTTAATTGAGTTAATTGCAGCGGTACCGGTCCAGCGCCCAGCAATAAAAAAAGCATAAGCAGTTGTTGTGTTATT